CTGGGCACCCGCCCGGCTGGTATTACGCCGCCGTAGCCTGATCCGCAGATAAGGGTTCTCTGCGCCTGCAACGACTGGGGTGAAATTGCACTGAAGGTTCGGGTTTGCAGTCACGGTAGCAAACAGCGGGCCCGCAGTAATCGTCCCGTTTGTCGCGGTCGCCACCCAACCCCTTGTCGAACCGGTGAACTCCCAGGCACGGCCAGCAACGAATGGCTGGGCAGCGCCTACGCTGTTTTTCAGCTGCGTGATATCAGTGCTCTGGCTGCTCAGTGCCCCTTCAGCAGCCTCCACTCGGTTACCCAGGGACTGGACAGCCGAAGCATCCGCCTTCTTGCTCACACTATCGGTCAACGAAGTCAGGGCTTGGCTCTGCGACAAAAGCTGCTGATCCTGCGCCTTGTCCTTGTCTTCGGTAGCCGCCACCCGGGTGGTGACCTGCTGCAGCGCCTGCGAGCTGGCCTTGCCGTCGATGCTGGTCTGCATGCCGTCCATGCGGGTGGCTTGCGACGTGAGCTTGCCCTCGGCATCGCTGACCCGGGTGGTCAGGCTGCTGACTACCGTGGCGTCGGCCTTAGTCTGGGCCAAGGCCAATGCGCCGGCGGCAGCTGCGGCAGCATCGGTTGCAACCTTGTCAGTAACAGCGACCCAGGCGGTGCCACTCCACCTCTTCGGCGTGTTGGCATTGCTGGTGGTGTCGATCCAAAGGTTCTGAGCCAGACGGTCGGCGACGGCAGGCGCGGCCGACTGAACAATGACCTTGCCCTTCCCGCCCGCGAGCGTGGCCGCATCCTGCGCAGCCTGCTGGGCAGCCGACACGTTGCCGTTGGTGGTGGTAAGGCTCGACTGCAGGCCCGAGATCTGCTGGGCCTGGGCTGAGGTGGCGCCCTCCAGGGTTTCGACTTTTGTTTCCATGGTCTGGACGCGCGCGGCCATGCCGTTGGCAGTCACCACCGCCTGGCCAACATCGGTCCAGTAGGTGGCGTTCGGCGGTGGCGTGTTCAGCGGTACCGCTTTTAGGGCCTGGTACAACTTGCCATCACTGCCCAGGGCGCTTTGCCCGACGCTGTAGGCCTTGTCTTTCCGGTACGGCAACGAGCCGGCCAAGGCCGAGACGTTGGCGATCTGCTGCTGCAGGTCGGCCTTGGCAGCCGACACATCAGTGCTCACAGCGGTGATCTGCTGCTGCAAATTGCCTTTGGTGGTGTTGAGGGCGTTGTTCACCTCACTGATCTGCTGGGCCAGCTCGGTCTTGGCCGTTCCTATTCGATCGTTGACCGACCCAGGCCCGTTCATGTCTATCAGGTCGATGCGACTGGTGAGCTGTTTACCCAGTTCGCTTTCGGTGATCTGGCCTGCAATGACATCCAGCATCTGGGTTGGATCGCTGGATGTCGCAGCAGGCACGAACAGGAAATCACTTTTTCCATACGCGTTCGCGGCCCGCACGTAGTAGAAGTACTCCCGGGCGAATGCCAGCCCAGTGTGGGTAAAGGTCAGGCCCTGTCCCAAGTACACAGCGTCCGCAATAGGCGCCGAAGGGTTGGTGGCATAGAAGTACTCATAGGTGCCGCCATTAAGGCTGTTTTGCAGGTTGGCCGGTACCAGCGTGATGGTATCGACCGACGCAAACACAGCACAGCTCTCCGGAACGGGAGGGCCACCCACGTTAACGCTGATGCTTGCCTCGCCAGATCGGGTGCCAGGGCCAAAGGCAACAACACTCATGGCGTAAACGCCAGAGGTGAGGCCATTGATGTTGCAACTCGAGGCTTCACCGCCAATCTTGAGGGACTGTACTACCTCGGTGCCCTTGCGAATCGTCACGGTGTAGCTGAGCACGGTCTGTATCGGTGGCGTCCAGCTCAGCACGCCTTGGACTACCTCGGCCACACCGCTGGGGGCCCAGGCCAAGCCAGTGACTGCAGCCAGGCCGCCAACCGGCAGGTTGATGAACCCTAACGGGTCATAGGGTTGGCCCACAGCATCATCAAAAATCGCTTGCTCATAGGGCTTGAGGGTGACTTTGCAGGCATCAGCGGCGCCCATGGTCCAATCGGTGACTATGAACTCGCCCAGGATATTCAGCGACGGCAGATCGACTTTGACTGCACGCCCCGGGCGGCAATTGTAACCATTGAAGTTCAGCGGCACGGCCAAAGAGCCACCCGAGCGCCGCCGCCGAAGGCTGATGTTAGCGAGCCGCTGAGCCAGGTAGGCGTCCGTCACGTAGGCAAACGACTGCGACTCAGCGAGCTCGCCACCATCGCTAGCGATCCAGTCCTGAATTGCGACCTCTGGATAGTCGGTCTCTGCCCAGGCCTGCGCGGGATCAATAAACGTCCCACGCATGGTGTTGATGGCGTCGCTGTTGCTGACCTCGGTCGTGCCCTCAACGGTGCCGATGACCATGTCTTCGTTGATGGTGAAGTCAGCCGGGCCATAGTAGGCGCCCACCTGCAGCGACCAACGGCCGCCAACGCGGATCAGTGTCCCGGCGCAGGCCGACAAAAGGTTATCCAGAACGGTATTTCGCTTTTCATCGGCACCAATGACCGCGCCGGCGAAATACCTGCGGGTGCCCGTGTTATCTGGCCCGATAACAGTTTCATCGCATACGTTGGCCGCACTGGCGAAAGATTCAAAGATGATCTCGTCATCAGGAATCGCGCAGCGGTTGCGCAGGTACCAGAGAATCAGCAGCGCCGTGTTGGCCGAGTATCCCAAGGCGCCGTTGCGCGGGTCATACACATCACTGCGCCCGCGGACCACGAAGCGCACATCAGGAATGCCGGATGGAAATTTCTCTGCGTCATACTTGAACGACAGGCGAACAAACGATAGGCCGCGGCCGATCTGCTCTTGGCGCCAGTCTGGGCAGTTGGCCAGGAGGAACGCGTTTGCCTGGGTCGGGTCAATGATCACCTCAGAAGTGGCATTCTCCCCCAACTCAGACAGGGGTCGCTCATCCACGTAGATCTCATCGACACCCGCAATGGCGCCTTCGGACAGTACGTAGACAATATGCAGCCACTCACCACTGGTCTGATCACCAGGCTGTTCCTGAACCCAGGCGAGCACACCCCCAGTGCTGACACGGCCAAGAATGAAGCGAACCGGAGCCTTGGACGACCGAACGGTCTGTGAGCTTGGCTCGGAGCTATTGGCGCCTGATACCTTGGCTGCGCCAGTGAGGCCGGCGAAGATGCCCTGTACGCCGCCGAACACGTCCTTGATCGCGCCAACGGGATCGTACAACGCTTTGATTGGAGCCGTTACCAGCTTGGCAACCGACTTGATAGATTTGCTCACTATTCAACTCTCCATGCCGCCAGTGGGTTGCAGTCCACGCTGGCCGCGCCTATGTCGGTTGCCGCCCAATAGCGATCTGACCAATACACCGCCACGCATTTGCCCTGCTCGTTCTCAAAAGCGACGATGTCGCCGCGCTGCACGAACTCAACGGGCACCCGCATGAAGTGAGCATCCAGTACGGCCTCAAGCGAGCCATGACGCGCTGCAATGACGCGCTTGGCGCCGATCTCCGTCTTGTATCGCCCGCGGTACTCCTTCGCCGGATCAACGCCGCAAATAGCCATTGAGCAGTCCGACACGAACAGGCAGCAGTCAAATTCGCCCCATAAAAAAGGCCGCTCGGAAGCGGCCTTAATGGTTGCGTGTAGCCTCGCGGGCCAATCTCGATAGCGCATGACATTTACTCGTAAGTGAAGGACGGCGCGTCTTTCTTGGCGCCCCAGTAGATGGGCCATTCCGCCATCTGCGCGACGGCGTAGAAGAAGCGGTCACCGTCGTGGCGGGCTCGGTGGTTCTCGTCGGTCCAGCGCTCAGTACCAATCCGGTTCCACTCGGCCATGCGGTCGATAATGGTGACCGTGATGGTGCTATCCCCGCCCGATCCGCCATAGGAAAGTTTGGCGGCGTCCATACGACCGCTGAACAGAATATCAGCCGCGTAATTCCCGGCCTCGTCATAAACGACAAACATCAGGCGGGCCGACCGGCCTCGACAGCCAGCCACCGAGGTTTGGGAAAGGATGTAGCTGTCCAGGCCATTCAGCGTCAGATCGATGGACAGGGAAGAGCCCGAGTCAGCGCTTTCGCTGGCCGCGCCCACTTCGCCGAAGGTGCCAACGCCGTCGTACGCGTGACCGTTGATGACCAGTTGACCAGTGCCTGTGTGTGCTCTGACCATGCCATCCGCGAAATCCAGCTCGCAGGCGAACACCGGCGTGAAGTTGCCTGCAGCAATGATGCTCAGCACTGAGGATGAAAATGGGAAAACTGCAGCCATTAGAAGGCCTCCCGACATTCGATGGAGAGCTCGGCCACCACGGGCCTGATAGCAAGGGTGTAGCTGTCTTCTGTGAGGCGCATGATCGAGTAAGGGTTTCGGTATTCCACTGCCGTGCCAGCTAGCAGGGCAGAGCGCAACCGTCTGTTCAGGGGCAATACAGCCGTGCCACCGGAGCTGGATACCACATCCTCAACCACCTCGTGCATCACACCATCAATGGTGATGTAGTCGCCCTGCCTGAACACCCGGCGGCTGCCCTGCAATCCACTCAGGGTAATAGTTGAGGCCATGGCTGAACCGGTCTGCACAACCGGGGCACCGATATTGTCCGTCCGCTTGCGCGTGAACGCAGGCAGCTTGAACGTGCCGAAGCGCCCCTGCAGGCGCCCCATGAACGCAGTCACGATCCGGTCACGATCACGGGTCAGCGGTGGCAGCGACAATGAGCACTTCCAATACGAACCCGGGTAACCCACGATCTGCTGGCTGTTGTTCAGCGTGGAGCTGAAGTCGCGGTTGTTGTAGACCATGCCCCAGCTCATCTCAGCAGGGCACACCTGGGCTGGCCATTCGATCGCCATCGTTCCACCTTAAATTTTCTTGCGGATGCTCTGCATGATCTGGCCATTTCGGTTCACGTCTTGGAGGATCGCAGTTACCGTCTGGCGCATGCCTTGCTGAACCATCGCTACCGTCTGAGGGCTCACGTCGCCGTTCACATGGAAGACCTGGTGGATAGCCACGGGTTGAGAGGCGAGCTTAGGATTAGAGCCAGCGCCAATGCTCGCACTGTCTTCGCCAGCAGATCCCGATCTTTCAGAGGCAAAGAATGAGGGCAGATTTGCTGAGCCGACGTAGCCACCATTGGCAAATCCACGCTTACCGCTTTGGTTCAGGCCAATCAGGTAGTCCTTCATGCCCGGCTGATCAACCACCTCCTTGCGAATCACCACTTCCCCGCCGTGCACAACACCTTTGGGCTCGTACTTGCCGCCCACGCCGGTGTAACCACCCTCCGAGAAGCCCGCTATCGCCGTAGCTGCCATAATCCCGATCGAGGCATAACCCAGGCCGGAAACCAGTGCTGCCGCTGGAATCCCGAGAATAGGCCCCATGGTCAGAGCTTTGGTGGCGGCCTCCTCCGTGTTAACGATGGCCTGGGCAATTGCCGCAGCCTTCGAGGCTGCAAACATGACCTTGTAAGCCGTCGAGCTCTTGCCAGCCATGTCGCCCATCATGTCCGCAACGCTGCCAGTCATTCCGGCGAAGATGCCAAGGGTTGTTGAGGTATAAGCGGACTGTATAGATTCGAGTTGGTCGGTATTTTGCTGATTGATATCCCTGACGCGATCAAGATACTGCTGCTCGCTCGACAGCTTAGCGTCATGCAATGCTTTTTGTCGGGCCAGCTCGGCTTCGTGCCATTCGGCCAATTTTTTATCGGCCTCAGCTACTTTTATTAGTTCACCGCTAGGCCCTCCGACAGAGGCGTCTAGGCCTCCAAAGCTTGGCGCCTCGGTGACGGATGCTTTTGAAATAGCGTCAGCGCCAGCGCGGTACTGATCAGAGCTAAGCGTTCCAGCACGATTGGCATCCTCCAGAACCTTCATCCGTTCGCGGGTGGTGGCAAGCAGCGATTGCTCCTTTGTCTGCAAGCTGGCCATTAAGCCGTCGTATTCCTTGCGCGCATTCAACGCGTCAAGTTCGATTGCTTTCCCCTCCAGCCGCAACTTGTTCTGCTGGCTCAGATTCGACAGTTCGCCGTTGGCCAGCTCGTAACGCAGACGACCCAGCTCGGTAGTCTCGCCGAACAGAGCCACCTGCTGGGTCAAGTTGGCCAAGGTCTGCTTGTAGGCATCATTCAGGCGCTCAGCCTGACGCTGGATATCCTCGGACGCCTTTTTAGCCCTCTGCTGCGCCTCTTCAGATGCCTTGGCTGCAGCTTCCGAACCCTGAATGGCCGTAGCGAGGATTCGCCAGCCCTCGGCTGTCCCTGGGTCAACCCCTTCACGCTCGATCCGACGGTTGATTTCGCCCAGAAGATCACCGCCATCACGAACAGATTGCAGGCGCTCCACCAGGTTCTTGGTGTAACTGTTCCAGCCGTCGACCGTTTTCTGGTCCGGGCCCGGCATGCTCTTCAATCCGGCATTGGCGCCAGCCGCAGCGGCGGCAACGTCATCCAGTCGGCCACGCAGCATGTTAGCCACGTCGCCATAATCACCCGAGGCCTTGATTGCCTCACCATAGGCAGCCGCCGAGGCGTTGATGGCTTTCGTCATCTCCTCGTTCGGACGGATGGCAGCGACAAGCTGCTGGGTGGCTGAATCAATGTCCTGGCCACCAGCAATCCGTCGATTGAACTGGGTTACTGCCTGGTCGCGCTGGAATGGGTTTGCGCCGTAGGTGTCGCCCCATTTGTCATTGGCCTGGGCAGATGCGCGAATCTCGCGCAAGGCTTTCTGAGCTGCGGTCTGGGCGTCAGCCTGCTGATCAAGAACTCCAGCAAGCTTGTATCGGGCCTGCTCCTTGCCCAGCTCGGCAAACTCCTTACGGAGCTCTTCGACGGGACGCTTGAGGTCAATGGTAGCTTTCCTGGCCTTTTCGCTGTTGGCACTGAACAACAGGTAGCTGGCAGCAACGGCGCCAGCGGTCAGAGCGAGGCCTGCAGGGCCTCCAAGGACGCCAAGAAGCGCACCGCCTGCCCTACTCGCGAGAGAGGTAGCCGCATTGTTTGCCGCTTGGGCAGCGGTTTGTGCAGCAGCCGCTTGGGCGTCCGCGAGACGCGCAAGCCTCAGTCGACTCAAGGCAGCGGCGTGAGCATCGGTGAACTTGGTAGCAGCAACCTGGGCTTCCGCCGCAATGGTCTCAGCTGCAGCGCGGCGGGCTGCCATTGTCGCCGCATCTAGTTGAGCAGCAGTCCTTCCGATCTCAGCAGATTGGGCGCTGCGGATTGCCTTTACCTGGTCCCACAAGTTCTTTGTGAAGTCGAGTACTTTTCTTCCGCCAAATGCGGCTCCTAGCGCCAGCGCCGAACCCGCCAGTACATCCATGTTTTCAGCAACTAACGTAATAGCTGCTGCTAGAACTTTCGTGCTGCCGGTGGTGCCATCCAACCCGCCAGCCCATGCCTGAAATGAGTTGTTGACGGTAGTCATGGCCGCGCCCACGGACCCGGGAAGGTCCTTAAACTCTCCCTGGAGAGTGCCTAGCTGGCTGATCAGAGCTGGGACAACTTTATCAATCGTAAGCAGACCTTGGTCCGCCATCGCTTTCAAGTCTTTCCGAGCGACCCCCATCCCTGTTGCCAATGCTCGTATAACTCGATCGCCGTTTTCGTTGACCGAGTTAAACTCCTCCCCTCTCAGCACCCCTTGACCAAGTGCCTGGGAGAACTGAGTGATCACAGATGATGCTTCGGCGCCACCTGCCCCCGATAGCTGTAGGCCGAGCGCCAATGCTTCCGTTACACCCAGCACATCGCTCGAGGAATATCCGAACTCGCGCATGGACGCGGAAGATCTGCTGAATAGGTTTGCGTTATCTGCGAAAGCCGTTCCGGTTCTTTGGCTGATTTCAAATAATGCTTTCTGGCTGACGGTAAAGTCTTCTGTACTGGTGGACGCCTGCTTAAGCCTGGCGTTAACCTGATTCCAGCTATCTGCCTGGTGAATCAAATTTCCAACTGCCAGCGCCCCTGCCATCGCACTTGCATATCCTCCGACAGAGGACGTTAGAGATTGCATAGCCGCACTTTGAGCGCGAACCGCAGCTTCTTGTGATCGCCAAGAGCTTACCGAGTCCCGATTGCCTGTCGTAATGGTGCGCAGATAGTTCTGTCCCATTCTCCCGGCTTTGGCCATCTCGCGCTGATAAGCACTGGTCTCAGCGGACACGCTAACGATCAGAGAGCGAAGTGTTTGCCCTGCCATGCCTTTCTCCAGACATTAAAAAACCCGCCGAAGCGGGTTAATTGGTTCTTTCACTTTGAACAATCTCGTTGCCCTCATCGATGTAATACCTCCATCGATTCCGGCAATCTGCATACACGACGATTTTATCTGGAGGGTTACTCAGCTTCTCAGATAGCCCAACGTACTCCACCTGGTCGCATCGAGTTTGTTTGCCGGCCTTGAATAGAGCAGCCCGCTCAACATTCTTGATTCGTTCAATTCCAGAATCCCCCCACTTCTGAAAAGTTCGAGGGTAATTTTCTCGCGTGTAAACAGAAAGGGCAGATTCGTCCACCACTACTTCGGAATCTGGCCTCTCAGAGCTTCCGCAACCGTAGATCACCAGCGGCAAAATAAATAATAAGCGCTTCATATTTCCTCCTTGGAAACGGAGGAATCTACCACGATGCACCATGTTGGAAAAAACTCGCCGACCTAACTCTCAACCGATTTCGCCATCAAGAAGGCCTTGAACAGCTCCTCCCCTTCTTCCAAGGCTTGCTCTGTAGCCGGCTTCTCCGCCTTCCATTGCGGCAGCAGATCCATCGGGGTCACCTTGGCGCCCTGGGCCTGCAGCGTCGATGCGGCTACGATCGCCGCCTGGATGTCACCTCGAGCATCGCTCAGCGGCGAATCCTCGTTGTAGGCCTGCCAGAGGAACAGTTCCTCAGCACTCATGTTCTGCTTGAGATCCTGCAGGGTCATGCCCAGCCGGAGGGCCAGAGTCAGCATGAAAGCCAACTCTGGCTCCTCCGTCAGCCGTTTCCCGCCGCTTCGACCGGGTCTTGTGCGCCAGCGCCCGCCTCGACACCGCTCAGCTCGAACGCCTTGCCCACCAGCCGGTCATGCACCGGACTGAATGCCTTCGCCACGGCGGGCACGTCCTCGTCCTCGAAGATTCGGGCGTGCGATTCGTCCAGCAGGGTGCGCGCCAACACGAAGGCGTATAGCGAAGAAGAGTCTATATCGACCAAGCGTGCGGCCTGGTCCTCATCGCCCCCCTCTTCCGGCTGCTTGCTCAAACCGACAGCCGCACGCGCCGCAGCCACTACAGCCGCAGCGCGACGCCGGTACTCGGCCCAGTCGCCTGCGCTCAATGCCATCACCACGACCTTGGCACCATCCCATTCCGGAACCTCAAGCGGCTCGTGCTTGAAATTCCGGATGGGGTCGAGGGCCATCGCACGCAGGCTAGACGCACCTGCAGCCTTTGTGCGGGCCATTATGGAGTCACCGGTGGAACAGTGAAGCTGACCTTGCCGGTGATACGAACGTTGAAGGTGCCATTCACGGTGCCGTTAGGTGCGGCGTCCCAAGTGAACTGGGTGACCAGGCCCAGGAAGGTCGAGGATGTGCCGTCCTTGAACACCGACTTGAATGCGCGTGGCTCGCCGTCATCACGAGCGGTGCGGAGCACGGTCTGGGCCTCGTCATCGGCTTTCCAGTTACCGGCCATGCTGAAGGTGCCGTTGTCGGCCAGACCGACGGTGAATTCCTTAGCCTCACTGGCCAGGGTGGTAACCTCGATCTCATCCGACTGGCCGCCTTGAAACTGCGGCTGCTTGATCGTCACCGACAGGTCGGCGTATTCCAGGCCTGCTTCGGCCGGATCGAGGGTGGTGGTCTTGGAAACGCTGAGCTGGGTACCCTGCGTTTTCACAAACTTCGCTTTGGTGGGGTTCTGCGCGGCCATGAGGCCTCCTATGGTTGCAGGGTGTACTCCCAGCGGACGCTGAAGAGCTTGGTGTCATCTTCGAATTCGTCAGGCAGGCGATCAGCGCTGCCGGTGGTGAAGTCGTCGCCGGCGGCGGTCATGGCCGCAAGGGCCTGTTCCGCAAGCGTGAGCGCTTCGAGGTAGGTGGTGCCCCAGGCGTCTAGCTGGATACTCGCTCCCCGAAAGCCATCTGGCCCGGATAGGGTGATTCCTACTTCACCACCTATGGTCTGGATCACTAGGCGGGGCTGAGCAGCGTCTACCGGTGCAACGCCGAAATACACGCGCCCCTCGACAAGAGGCGACAGCCTGTCGATCAGGGATTTCTCGATCATGGGATTACCGGGTGATGGCGTTATCGATACCTTCGGCCAGCTTGTCGCTCACGGCCTTTTCTATCTGGGGAAGGCTTCCGTCCCAGGCCGGCCGGATGAATGGATGGGCTCGCATCTTGGAGGTGCCAAGCTCCAAAAACTTCCAGTAGAACGGGGCATCCCAGTCGGTTGCCGAAGTTCGCCCTTTCTTGCCTGGGCGCTTTAGGGCCTTGGACTTCTTTCCTTTGGGACTCTTCACCCGGACGCCAGCAGTGGCGCCGCCTGGGGTATCCGACTGTTTGAGGCGAGTCGCGGTGATGTTTTTCTTGAGCTTGCCGGTGCGCACAGGCGCCGCAGCCCGAGCTTTGTCCCGAGCGATACGGGCACCGGCCATGACGGCATCACGCACGATCTTGTTGCCTGCGGCTTTCGCCAAGCGCTCGAAGTCCGCCTGTAGTTCTCCCAGCCCGAGCACCGTCAACGAACCATTGCTCATGATGGTTTCACCGTCTTGCACATGAGTTTGAGCATGTCCCGCTGGTTGGTAGGCAGCGGAGCGATGATCTCGTAGGTGATGCCCTGGTGAACCAGGTGCTGACCAGCGACCACATCCTTGCGGTACCGAATGTTGATCTCGGCGCTGACCTGTACTTGCATCTGTGACGCAGCTTCGTACATGCGGCCGGATGGAATGTTGATCTCCGCCCACAGCGGGCCAAGATCCCCCCAAACCTTGGTGGGCTGGCCCAAAGTATCCTTGCCCTCAATAAAGCCGCGGCGCATGCAGCGGTGCCGCAATGGTCCGGCACGCATCACACACCCAGCCGGATGCGATAGGGCATCAGCAGGTGTTGCGAGGCTATCGGAAGCTCAGTAACGGTGATCCCGGCCACAACGTCCTCACGATTGGCAAACAGGTGGCCGAGCTTGAGCAGGCAAGCCGCCTGGATGGACGGATTCAGCACCATGCCGTAGACGATGGCGTCGGCTTGGTCGTAGGCGTCGGCCAGCGCCTGGCGGGCGTGCTCGAGGAGGCGGCAGCGCAGGGTATGGTCCTGCTCCGCCTCCGCAGCAGCGACCGCGGCAGCATGCTCATCCTTGGCTTGCTGCAAGGCGGCCGACACGCCAGCGCGTGCTTCGTCGAGCGTAACCTGATCCAAGTAGAAGCGGCGGTTGAGGAACTGCATGGCCGTCTCTTCCGCTGCATCAAGCTGGGCTTGGACCAGTACCTGATCTTCAGGATCGGCCCGCAGGTGGTGCATGGCCAGATCGATGGCGATCACGGGCATGGGTTACTCCTCGGCCTGCGCCGGCTCGCCACCGGCGATCAGTCGCTCAGCTTCCGCATTGGCTTCTTCCTGATTACCGGAGAACGCGCCAACCTGGTTGCCTTCAACGTCCACCACGATGTACTTGCCAGCGCCCTTGTGCTTAGCCTTGAAGGTGGCGACTGGCGGAGCAATCGGCAAGGCTACCGGCCCCAGGCTGCTGGTGGTCAGCACGCCCGCGCCAGCGGCATCTTCCTTCGAAATGGTCACCACCACCTCGCCTTCGGAGTCGTCCAGTTCGACATAGCCCTTCTGGATCAACTGGCGTCCGTGCTGCTCGATGGTCTCGAAGGACGTGCCCTCCACAAGCGTCTGGCCGCCCAGGTACAGAGGTTTCAGGGTTTTCAGCTTCATGAATGCCTCCAGGGGCCGTCACTCGGACGGCCCTTACGCAGGGTTAAGGGGTGACCGGGGCGGCGAACTCACCGAAGATGAACGCTTCAGGACGCTTGACCGCCAGCGCAGCACGCTCTTCACAGCGGATCGAGATGAGGTTCTTCTCGAAGTCGTCGGCGTTCTCGGTCGAGATGACCACGTTGGCGTCTTCACGGTCGAACAACTGAGCGCCGGTCTGGAATGCGCCGGTCAGGAACTTGCCCAGGAAAGCAGCGACCTCGGTAGCCACCACAGGCAGCCCCCACAGCACGGGGCCAGCCAGACCCAGCGGGTTGGCAAGGATGTAACGGCCCAGCGTGTCCTTGGTCAATTCGATCTTGGCCCAGTCCATAAAGTGCAGGACATGGCCAGACGCAGGCAGGCGCGCTAGCTGGGCCTGCAGCATCGCCAAGCGGAGGTCGTCGATGCCCGAGCGCTTCTCGACCTCGAATGCCGGCACATACTTGGAGGCCTGCGGGACGATACCGTGCAGGTGCACACCGGTGCCGTCACCGAACAGGATCTCCTGCTCTTCGACGTACTTGAGGCCGTAGCGCATTTCTACGTCGATGGTCGAACCCAGCTGGGCGAAGTCGTCCAAGATCTGCTTGGAGGCCTTGAACATGTGGGCGATGGTCGATACCGCGGTGAGCTTCGACGCGAATTCGATGCTCGAGTACGGCTTGGCAGTTCCCTCGGCCACGACTTTGGCGGCGTTGGTGAAACCGGTCTGCTGCACCCAGAAGATCGCCGGGGCGGTAGTTCGACCCGGGGCGATCAGGTCGCGAATGAACAGCCGCTGCTTGGGCGCGGTGTCGATCCCGGGCAGGCGCTGAGGCTCGACGATGCCGGCGGGAACATCGGTGGACAGCAGGGCGGCGCTGACCGGGATGTTCACGCGCTTGCCGCCTTCGATGCTGGCCGCGAACTGCTTCAGCGCTTCGCTTTTGATCACCACGCCGCCAAGGCTGTCTTGGGCTTGCGGGGTGCCTGGCGAAGGCAGGCGTGCGAACTCCTGTTCGAGCTCGCCCAGCTGGGCTTTCAGCTGCTTCTCGGCCTCGGTCAGGCTGTTGAACTTGGTGGCCATCTCATCGACGGCGGCTTTGGTTTCTTCGGACAGGCTGCCGGCCTTCTTGGCCTCGGCCAGGGCGTTTTCGGCCTGTTTACTGAAATCGCTGGTCGCCTGTTTGAGCTCGGCGGAAACCTGCTTGAGCAGGTCAGCGGTATTGTCTGCCATGGGATTGTCTCCGGTTATTTGAGGGCTGCTGCCGAGAACCGCGACATGGCGGTCTGTAGTTCGGCAAAGTGGGTGGCCAGATCGGCCGGGGGTTCGGCAGCGCTGCGCGTACCGGAGGGGGCAGCGCCTGGCGTACCACCCTTGAGTTCTTGAATGAGGGACCGCCGCTCGGAGCGGGGCATCCCCTGCTTGGCCAGGATCGCGTCCAATCGGCGAGCTGCGACCTGGTGCGGCGCCTTGGCCTGTGGGTCTTCCTGCGCGGCGTCCGATGGGAGAAGGCCGTCAGCGAAGCCCGCTTCTACGGCCCCGCTCCCGCCCATCCACGTCTCGACATCCATGAGGGCGCGCATCGCGGAGACCTCATCGCCGGTTCTGACCGAGTAAATGTCGGCTAGGGTCGCGTCGATCTGGTCGAGGAAGTCGGCGACCTCGGTGAAGTCGTTTCGATCGCCGGCGGCGATGGTCCAGGCGTTGTGGATCATCATGAAGCCGGCGCGGGCGATCTGGATCTCATCGCCTGCCATGGCGATGAACGATGCAGCCGATGCAGCCAGGCCAAGCACCTGGACGGTTACCTTGCCCTTGTGCTCGCGCAGCAGGTTGTAGATCGCCAAGCCTTCGAAAACATCGCCGCCTGGGCTGTTGATCTTCACGGTGATGTCTTTGTCGCCGATGCTGCGAAGTGCGGCACTGACGCGCTTGGCGGTAACGCCCTCACCCGTCCACCAGTCCATGCCGATCGGGTCGTACATGGTGATGGTGGTGGAGTCGTCACCAGCTGCCGCCTTGATCGCTGGATTCCAGCGCTCCATGGCCTTGGGCAGTAGATCGGATTCGACGCGCGCGTGCGGCCGCACCGCCGGCGCTGCCGGTAGTGTCTTGAGAGTCATGGGTTACTCCAGGTCAGGCCGCTTTGAGCAGCGGCATCGATATCAGCGCGTGGGCCATCATTGGGCCGTCCGGGTTTCCGGCTTCCAGAGCCTGGGTCGCCAGTTCGACCGCCTGGTTGATGGCCTCTCGGTCGTCGCTGTTGCGCGCCGAGACCAGCCGAAGCATGAATGCCGAGGCCGCCGGGGATACGCCTGCGCTCGGCTTCCCGAGTTGATCCAGAGGTACCAACGCAGACTGGACCGTGTAGGTGTCACCGCCCGGGATAGGCGGCAGGTTCTCCAGCCGGCGCACCTCGTTGCGAGACATCCAGCCATTTTGCAGAGCCGTGTTGTACCAGGCCCCGCGGCCGGCGCTGTCCGCGCGCAGCAGACCTTCCACCGCGAACTCCGCGAAGTAGTCGTCGGCATCGGCCTCGCCGATCAGGCAGCGCGTGATCTCCTGCTCGATGTTGACCAGCAGAGGGCGCAGGCTGTTGGTGAGGAAGTGAAGGTTCTGCGCCTCAACCGAGGCGGCCCAGCTGGACTGCTTGTCCATGTGACCGACCATGAAGGGCGGCACACGGAACCAACGGCACATTTCCTCGATCCCGAAAGACCTGGACTCCAGCATCTGGGCGGCCTCAGGGTTCATCGTGATGCCCTGGTACTTGAAGCCTGCCTCCGCCACCATGATCTTGCCGGCGTTCTTCGACCCCATGAACGCCTGCATGCTGGCCCGAAGCTGCTCGCGCTGCTGCGGTGTGATCTTGGCGTCGCTGCTCAGGATGCCGGACGCCTGCATGCCCTGTGCGAACACCTTCGCCGCGGCCTCCTCGATCGCCATCGCCGAGCCGAAGATCTCGCGCCCAGTGGTTACCGGAAGCATCCCGCACACCCCATCCAGGCCAAAGCCGCGGATGTGCATCAGGTTCTTCTCGGGAATGTCGCGGTCCACGCCATTCTCGTTGTAGGTGTACTTCAGACGCCCGTTGTCCTGCCGTTTCACCCTCATGGACTGGGGGAGAAGCGGCACCAGGGCGATGATCCGGCTGCCGATCATCTTCTTCTCGACAAACGCATTACCTCGAAGGCAGATGCTCGCCACCACCAGCAGCATGAAGCGCTGCGGGGTCATCTCGGCGTTTGGGATTCGGCACAGCACACGGAACAGCGGATGGTCTTTGGCAACCTCGCGTGATCCGTCGGGAAGGCGCCGAAAAAGCTTGAGCGGCAGCGTAGAGACGGACTCGGACAGCAGCCTTACGCATGCCCATACCGTGGACAACTGCATGGCCTTGTCGACTGATACGTGCTTTCCAGATGCAGAGCTGCCGAACCATTCTTGCCAAAATGCGCCGTCCTTCAGGCCTATCGGCACCCCGAGCCAGTTTTGCAGCGCAGCCTTCACCCGGCCCGGTTTCTTGTCGGCCATCAGATTCCTACCATGATCGGGTTGTCAAAGAAGCCCTGGAGATCACCAGAGCCTTCCGGGTTCAGCGCCATCAGCGAAACAGCATCGAATGTCGACATCAGCGGATCGATCTTTGCCGAGCCGCTGGCCTGCTTGGTAATCGTGATGGCATTGCCTTGCGGAACGACACGGGCATTACCGACACACCAGTTCATCAGCGCGCTGCCGCAGTGGACCAGTTCGCCCCCAGCCACTTTGCGCTCGGTCGTCTTGATCGCGCCGTTGAGCTTCCAGCCCTGCGAGATGGCCACGATCTGCTCCATGGTGATCCCGCGCTCCTGGGTGGTCAGCTCGTCAACGATGTCGCCGATACCGGCCGAGTCCACACCGATTGCCAGCTTCTCCGGCAGCAGGCCGCGGTCCCTGATATCGCAGATGATGTCAGCCACCTGCTGGACGTCATCACCTGGTCGATCAACGACGGTCAGATCGCCCGCCTTCTCGAAGTCCCTCAGCGCACTGGCGATATCCTTCCGCCGCTCGAACACGATGTTGTGCGCCCAGGCGTGAGCCCAGTGGAGCCATTGGCGAGTGAAGGGCTCGCGACCGAGCACAGTCAGGCCGAGCAAGTCGTCAAGGCCGCCTCCGTCGATCCCCACCGTGACCACTTCAGAACGCTGCAGCAGGCTCTCCAGAGTCAGGCCAGCCTCGGCTCCAGCTTCCCAATGATCAGCGCCCGCCCAGCGGTCCGACCGCAGGTCCAGCCCAATCTCGACGTTGAGGTGTTTAGCCAAGAAGCCGCGAATTGCTCCCTCGCCCTCTGCCTGCGCCTCCTGATACTTCTGCTCGATCACCTCCTGATCGACAGAAAGCCCCCAATTGGGGTTTGTCACATGGGCGTTTGCCAGGTCACGATGTTCGTTCCGCTCGATCATCTCTTTCGGGAACTCGTAGATCACCGGCAGGAAGCGCCGGTCCTCGATCTCCCCGTCACGCACTTTGCGCGCATAGTCCAGCTTGGCCTTGAAGGCGCCGGCCGGCGGCTCATCGGACTGGGTGGTGCAGTAGAAAACGAAACCCTCTGGGCGTGACGCTAGGCCGCCAGTGGCCTCGACCAGCATCTTCGCCGACTTGGCCTGCTTGCCGAACTCCCAGAGCTCGTCGATGAACACACCAGTCGCTTTCTTGCCAGTGACAGTGGCCGAGTCGGCCGCCACCACCTTCAGGTTTGCCTTGTTCAGGTTGTCGGTGACGATCCGGTTGTATTCCTGCACATGGAACCTGGCCTGCAGGTCTTCGTCCGCATCGATCATGTCCCGGATCGGCTTGAACGCGTTGTCAGCCGCTTCCTTCGTGGGCGCCAGGATCAGGAACTCGCCAGAGGGCCGGGTGTTCAGGATCAGGGCCGTGAGCATGATGCCCGCTGCGATCGTCGACTTGCCGTTCTTCTTGCTCACCATCAGGAAGTAGTTGGTGATCAGCCTGCGGCCGGCGTCGGCGTCGTACGCGCCGAAGAGCGCGGCCACAACATCAAGCACCCAGCTGCGGCAGGTATCCCCCATCAGGGGGCTACCGTCGGCATCAACCATTCGAAGGTTGCAGAACACGTCGAGAGCATCTTCTGCCTGCTCGGGGAAGATGGGCTCCACCGGCACGAGTGCCTGGCCACGGACGATCCTGCTCTCCCAGTCGGGGCACGCGGTAGACCACTTCTTCATTTGACGGCCTTCAAGTGGCGCTCACGCAGCCCGAAGCGGTTGCCGCTAGCTCCCACCTTCGCCGCTTCTTCGAGCTTCTGTTCCTTTTTGCCCATGCCGGACTTCTTGCCGTGAAAGTACGGGAGCGCCGACTGGGCGGCGTTGCGCCGATCAAAGATCTTGGCCTGGGGATCGTTCATCAGCGCCAGTAACCAAACGAGCGGATCATCGGTGTTGGGTAGGTCAACCAGGTCGCCCGACTCGTCACCTGGCGGGTCGGCCTCGAAGGTCTCGCGCTCCGGCTCAGGCTTAACATTTCGGGGCGCCTTTAACTTTTCCAGGGCGGCAACAACGTCAGGGTCTTTGGCGAGCCGAGAACCTGCAGCCGAAGCGCTGCCCGCCGCGTAACCTGCGGCTTCCGCCGCTTCGCGATTCGAGGCTCCAGCAGCCTTGGACTCGACAAAACGGCGCTTTTTCGATGTTAACGCCATTAACAAAAACCTCTGAAACAGGGAAAAATTTCACGCGTGCGGGGGCAGGTGGTCTGGAAGCGAAAAGCCATGAACTCTCGACCCACCCCACCCCACCCCTTGAAATCGGGGAAATGACGTGCTTCAACCGCTTGAGGCACGCCATCGCCGTGCATCAACCGATCTGGCCGGCGGCCTCCTCGGCTGCCTTCACCACGTCGTGACAATGCCTGCACAGGGTCTGCCAGTTGCCTCGGTTCCAGAACAGCTTCATGTCGCCCCTGTGCGGGACGATGTGGTCGACGACAGTACCTGCGGTCACCCGCCCCTCACGCTGGCAGTACACACACAGCGGGTTGGCCTGGAGCCATTCGGCCCGCGCCACTTGCCACTTGTACCCATAGCCACGCTGGGCAGCTGTATCCTTCGCCGTTCGCCATGACTCCGGGTTGACCGTCGCCAGCCTTGATGGCTGCGCCTGCATCGGTGGCTTGAGGGACGTGAGCCTGGCCATCAGCGGCCACCGTGAACGGGCGTGCCATCCAGGTAGGCCAATGGCACGGCGTCAGGATCTACATCGTCACCGTCAGCCAGCGCTTCGATCAGTGCCAGGTTCTGCGCTGCTATCTGCTCAAGCAGGCTCGTCTGCTTCTGCAGCTCAGCGAGGAGCTGATCCATTCGCTCTTCAACAGCCAGGCTCATTGCTCTGCCTGCCGACACTGCCGCGAGTCGCTCATGAGGCTGGTGACCTCGATCTGATCCACCTGGGCATCCACCGTCACAACGGGAATCTCTCGAGGTAGCACGGTGATCACCGCATGCCACACCGGATTGTCCACCGAAACCTTGAGCTCAATGCTCAACACGCCCTCCAGCTCACTTCCATCACTGAGCAGGACCTTGGTCCCCGTCGCGAGGTGCGGGCTGTTCGGATTGGTGTTTGGTGCTGGAACGATGGTCGCCACCGCCAACGATTTGCTTTGATCGTTCATATGCCACCTTCATCCACTTGTTGATCCACTCGCGCCGAGCGGCGCATCCACTACAGGCCATTGCTCACCTCCTGTACCAGGTCAGCTGGTAGCACCGCGCATCGGCGGGTATCTCGGCGATGGGCCAGCGCAAGCAGCCCATGTACTTTCGCTCTGGCCGGGTGCGGCTCACACGCAGCGTCTGCACCAAATAGGCAGATCCGGCAGCAGTGGTTATGAAATCACTGACTGCAATGCCGTCGGCACCGTCGACATACAGCCTGCATGGTGTATAGGGTTGCTTGGCCATGTTCGATAAGCTCTCTCGCGCAATGAAATCGGCGCATCCGCGGGGTGGTCGGAACGACATTCCGCCCGGATGGTCGTAGCGGAAAGATCTGGAGAAACCGTGATGAAAGAAATCGAAGAGCTTATAGACAGGTGCGTTTTGTTAACCGAGAAGCTTGAAGGCCTACTGGAGGAGCATCCCGAGGCGTCCGGATCAGTTGTTTATCAAACTGCCGTTCGTGTCCTCACCATGGAGGTTAATCAGCTTCAGCAAGATGTAATTACCAAGGCAGCGCGCGGAGTCATCCACGAAAGGGATCAGCTTCAACCGGTCTTCGGTCGAGTGCTTCACTAATCTGGCGGAACGCATGATCAGCGTGCTCGCGCCACGAAACGGCGCATGTCTGATTTGTGGCGCGGCTACTGCGATACCCGGTTCAGCGCCTCATCAGCCTTGTCGGCTGCCTGGGTCGCGGTAGTGGCTGCCTTCGACGCCTTGGTCGCGGCGCTCTCGGCCTTTCTGGTCAGCTCGTCCAGACGCTTGTCACGTTCAGCCATTGCGGCGTCGTAGGCCTTCCGGATCTCGTCGACCTGGTGCGACTGAGTGCTGGCCATCGACCAATAAGCAGACTGCCAACCCAGAACTGCACCGCCTGCAATGAGCACCACAGCGATGACCCACACCTCTGCCCGTCGCCACCAGCGTCGAGCGATGAATTCCAAAGCGCATTTGTCCATCAGGCTGTACCTCCAAGCTGTGCACGCAGCCGGGAGATCTCTGCGCTCTGCGTGGTCACCTTCTCAGTGAGCTGGCCCACCTGACACGTGAGCGCTTCAATCTTTCCTTCCATCCGTCCAACTGCTGCTGCCAACTCGTTGCGCTCCTTGGCGAACTGATCGGCGCGGGCCTCGGCCAGCTTTCGGGCCTCTCGCTCGGAATCGAGCAGTTCATTAAGCCGGCGGACAGTGCCGATATCGGCATTGTCCATAGCGCGATCAGCAGCGTCCTTGGACAGGAAGCGGCGCACCCATAGCAATGCGCCCGTGACAACGATGCCACTACCGCCCAGCCAGGTGGCTGTGCCTGGGCCCAGGTCGGTCGGGTCCATTTGCTTGCTCCGTACGTGAGAATTGTGCTCCGGCGTTAAACCGGCCGGATGCTTGCCCCCGGAATCCCTAGGGGTTAAAAGGAATGTTGGCCGATCTGGCTTCGCTAGAAGGAACTAGTAAATGCCCGTCAGTAACATCTATGTGGTCGCTTATCACCTCCATGGAGAAGCTCGCGAATTCATCGTCCGCGCCGAGAGGATGGATAACGCTGAGGCCTGGCACTGGGCTGCCTGCGAAGCCGGCGTTGGAGTCATCCCTAAGTTCACTGCTTCGGATATCAGAAAAGTCTCTCGGCCTGCTGCTGAGCGCTTCGGCATAACTGACGTCCAATGGCGGAGGTCCGGCAACTTATGAAATACCGCATCGACTACAACCTCAAAGGCCATACCAGATTCTGGATATGCGATTGGTCTAGCACGCCGAACGAAGACAATGTGCTGACCGCTCTCCTCCGTCTGCATGCCCCCGCTGACCCCTTGTCTGAGGCGCGCGCGCCGTGCCGCTTATCACATGATGATCTCCGCAGTGCGGTCGCAGATTTGGGTATCTCGGATGTACGCATTGAGGGGGATGATTAGCTATGCCGGGGCACCCAAGCCGACGCTGGCAAGTACGCCGGTCACTGCGAGGGCGCCGGTACTTGGCTCGGCCATAGGTGGTGCTCCAGAAACAAAATGACCCGTCGAACTGGCGAGCCCTTGGATACGTGAAAAGATAGCCCCGTGCTATCGTCGAGTTTCCACACAAGACGTTTCACGGAGCGAAAAACGATGAAGGTAACCCTCAAGTGCGCCAAGTGCGGCAGTGACAAGTTCGAGGTTCCGGCTAGGCCGAACAACAACTCGAAGGTCACCTGCGGCAAGTGCGGCGCTGTCGAGACTTACGGAAAACTCATGAAGGCTGTGGGTGACAAGGTCACGAAAGACCTGGAGCGGCAGCTCGGGAAACTGTTCAAGTGACTTGAGCGTTTCGCCCAGAGGGCGCAGGAAGTCAGCGGCGCCCTCAACCTCAACGTCGAGCTGTAGCTTTTCCATACAGCCTCCAGATACGAAAAAGCCCCGGCAGATACCGAGGCTTGGAATGGGTGCGGAGGGCCGGTGCATACCCGGCTTGGTGGCCTGGATCGCTGGGTCACATACCCCAGACTCTCATCGCGTAGCCGATCAGGGAGCGCACGGCTTTGATCGACGCCACTACCGACTTAGTCCAGCTGCCTGAGCGTGTCATCCGCACAAAAAAGCCCGCACAGGGCGGGCAAAGAGGGATCGTGCTTTTTTAAATCTGGTGGCTGTAGAACAGCGAGTACGACTCGATACCGTCGTTGGGCTGCTTAATGCCAGCGTTGGAGTAGTGAATCGCTCGGATGCCAACCTTCTGCGTCTCGCCGATCTTCAAGCCCGCACCGATGCGGTCTTCGAAGTTGAAGGCCGAACCAAAGTCCTGGTCACCTGCGGAGGTACCAGAGAAGACCGCCAGGCCGATGCCAGCCTCAACGAATGGCTTCACGTTACCGCTACCGAACTCGTAAACGAAAACTGGCGCAAAGGACAGCGAGTGAGCCCCACCTGAAGCATCGCCTGCTTCCCAGTAGGTGTAGCCAGCATCCCAATAACCGGTGAGACGGCCAGTACTGGATTCAAACCAGCTTTTGTCCCAGTTAAAGCCAATGCCGACGCGCGCTGTAAGACCACCTTGGCCTGTCGCGCCAAGCGCTCCGGATAGCTCAGCCGCTCCGGCGGACGCAGCGAAAAGGGAAAGCGCCACAACGGCGAGAACGTTTTTCATACTCACGGTCTTCCATATTATTGAGTAGCAACCTATCAGAATCATAGCGCTATCAAATCGTTCCCTCATACAAGAAAAATGCTTTTTCTGGAGGGCTACCTGAATCGAAGCCCCTCAAAAACACAAAACCCCGACACGATGGCCGGGGTTTGTCTGTGTCGCGTAACGTTGCAAGCTGGACACGCTGCTATGAAAACAGGTGTTTATCCGCCCGCATAGAGCTATTTATGCAGCCTCTCGAATTTCTTCGAGGGCGCAGTCGATCCATGCAACGCCGGCCTTGATGATCTCCCGCGCCTTGCGCTCAGACATGCCCGCTTCCCTCCCAACACGCATGGCTGGGTGCTTCGATCCGTAGTAAGCCCACACGAAATCCCCCATCTGCTGATTGCGCTTCGTCAGCCTGGCCACAGCGCCGTCGATGATCAGCGCAAGGTCGTCAGTGATCACATGCTGGCGAATGCCACCTTCACTGGGAACGTTGTCGCGCATGAGTGCGTAGAGAGGCGACACGTAACGTGGCACTCCCATCTCACACATTCGCCACCAGCCCCACTGCTCGAGCATGTACTCGGTATCGCCCAGCGCCTTGTCCGCGTAGGTTCGTTTCTTCATGCAGCCCTCCGGGGCGTTGGGTCGGTATCCAGGCCAAACAGCTCACACAGCAGCTTGTAGGCGTGTTTGTTCTTGGCGCCGCCCTGGATGATCCAGGCCTTTGCATATTGCTCGAAGCCCTGGGCAGCACGAGAGCCGTGCCAGTCGGCCACGATGTCCATCAGGGCTGCCGAAGCGATCCGGCCGTTGTCCTGGTCCAGCAGCAGGCGGTTGCCTTGTTTCAAGAACTGCCGTTCTACAGGGGTCAAGCTTTTGCGCGGCATGGCCGCTGCAACATTACTCATGGCCATCTCCTGGCTTGGAATCTTGATCGTGCATCCTCCCTTGGGATGGATGCTGTGAGGTGCCGCAACCCGCCCAGGTAGTGGCGTCAACGGCTACAGGCCCGGTTTTCTGTCCCAGCAATGTCTCGGTGTGAATGACGGCGAACCCCTGCCCGTCGAGGTGCTGGTGCCAGGCCTCCAGAGCCTGACGCTTCAGCCCTTCGGCCGTGGTGTGGATGTAGGTGGCGTCGAGATCCTTCATGGCGTGGTTCAGCAGCAGCTCGCCCACCATGTAATCCACGCCGAGGTCGGTCCACGCTGTGCGGGCCACCTTGCGCAGGTCATGGCTTGACCACTCGCCCTTGGCCAGATCGGTGAACAAGGTGTTGGCCTTGCTCGGGCTCAGCGGTGCACCGTGGCTGCCCGGGAACAACAGCAGGCCGGTGTAACCCTGGGCGGCCTGCAGGCGCTGGTACCGGCGGAGCAGTGCGCAAGCCTGGGCGGTCAGCGGCAGCGTGTGCTCGGCCTTGGTCTTCGTGTCACCCGCCGGGATGAACCAGCGCCTCGACTCAAGGTTGACATTGCGCCAGCGCGCCAGCCGGGTCTCACCCAGCCGCGAACCGTGGCACAGCATCATCAGGGCCAGCATGCAGCCCGCCGGCTCCACCTCGAAGCGCTCGGCCATCACCGCCAGCAGGCCCGGCACATCATCCCCGCGCAGTCGCGCCGGTCGCGGCCTGATCCGGGTTCGCACGAAGTCGGTGAACTTCAGCGAGGCCATGGGATTGGCTGGCAGCATGTCCAGACGCAGGGCCTGGCGAAACGCGACCGAAAGGACGCCGTAGACCGAGCGCACGAAGGACAGAGCATAGCGCTCCTGCAGCGGCCACATCAGGCGCTGGTCGATCGCCTGCTTGTTGGTCTCGGCCAGCGGCAAGTCACCAAGGCGCGGCACCAGGTGGCGATCAAGCGCTGACTTGGCGCTGGCCTTGCGTTTGGCCGACAGGCCACGGTCACGGTTCATCCGATCGCGGTACCACGCCAGCACATCGCCCACCGTGGCCCAGCTGGTGGTGGTGGACTTGGCGTCGGCATCGGCGGCACGACGAGCCAGGATCGCTGGCAGCGTGGCCAGCATGGTCTTGGTGTTGATGCCCGGGTAATCGCCAGCCTTGCCCCAGCGCCCACGCACCACGACGTGCCAGGCGCCGCGGGAACGGTCCACAGTCGAGAAACGGAACCGCAACTCCCGGTGGCGGGTGTCGCGCAGCTGGAAGACCTCACCAGCAGCGTGCCGGCGGATCTCCGCGTCACTGAGGGTAACGGTGAGGGTCTTGGTGTCGCTCATGCGTCCCTCCTCGGCCATAGGTTCAGGCCCTTCTGATCGCCAGCGTCATAGCAGGCGCGGGCCTTCGCGTGGCGGTTGTTCCAGCTCTCGACAGCGATCCGCATCACATCCGCCACCTGCAGGTCATACAGGCGCTCGAACGTGCCCAGGGTCAGCGTGTCGATGTTCGGCCCCTGCGCGCCGCAGTCGTGGCACCAGACGTGCGCCGAGACCATCGGGAACTCGTCAGAGGGGTCGAAGGTGTGGCCCTCAGAAATTTCGGTACCGTCTTCATCCTTGGCCGTGATGCAGGGCGGCCCTTCGCAGAATGGGCATGGCGCCATCTTGATTGGCTCGGTCACAGGTCGGCCCCCTTGTAGCGCTGGGCGTAGCTGCCACGCCCAGCCTCGACCTCATCATCGCTGGGCAGCGAACCGGCGTAGGTGGCGAACCGGCCATACTGCCCCTCCTGCTGGACGATGCAGCTGCCAACCCGCGCATGGCGACACTTGGTCATCAGGATCTCCGTGAGACCGTTCTGGCCCTCCTCCGTATCCATGTCGCGATGCACCATCAGGATGCAGCTGGCGTCGGCCTCGATCTCACCAGAGTCGCGCAGGTCGCTGGATTGGGGCTTCTTCCCAGGGCGCTTGGTTGAGTCACGGTTCAGCTGGGCCAGCTCAATGACCGGGACGGCCATTTCCTTGGCCAGCTGCAGCAGGGCCTTGCTGATCTTGCCCACTTCCTCGGTACGAGATCGGCCACCACGCTCGCTGCGCACCAGGGTCAGGTAGTCGACCACGATGCCGGCCAGTCCGTGCTCGCGCTGGCACTGCCGAGCCGTGGCGCGAATAGTGGACGGCGTCTGCACCGGGTCGTCACAGACGAAGAGCGGGGCTTCCAGGGCCAATCCTACGGCACCGCTCATCCTGGCCCAGTCGTCTTCGCGCATCTGGGCCGGGTTATCCAGCTTGTGCAGAGCCACCCCTCCAAGCGAGGCGATAGCGCGCAGCCCCAGTTCTTCGCCGGGCATTTCGATGGAGAACACCAGCCACGGCTTCCGCTCCTTGACGGCGTTGTGCTGTGCGATCTGCAGGGCCAGGGTGGTCTTGCCACTGCCCGGCAGGCCGGCGATTACGGTCACCTTCTTCGGGCGAAGGCCTTGGACCAGCTCATCCAGCTTTTCGAGCCCCGTGGAGGGCCACTTCGGCGCCACCCCTCGATGCTTTTCATCCACCAGGACGGCGGCATCTCCCATCCATTGATCCAGCCGCTTGTAACCCTTGGCCTCGCCATCAAGGTTGCGCAGGTCTGCCATGGCCTGCTGGGCAGCGGCGATTACTTCGCCGGTAGGTGCCCCGGCCTGCACCATTTCCTGCGCGCCGCCTGCCACGTCAAGAATGCGCCGAATCACGCCCCATTCCTTAACATGCTTAGCGTAGGCCTTCCAGTTGGCCAGAGAAGGCACCTTGCTGGCCAGCTCAGCGGCATAGGCCATGACGTTGTCGCCACCCGGGAGCAGCCGTTGAACTGCCCCCAAGGTCACCGGATCAATGGGCATGGCTTGCTCGCGGCACTCCAGCATGGCCTCGAACAGGGCCGCATTGTCGGCGTGATAGAAGTCGGCCGAGGTCATCTGGCCGAGCATGTCCTCGACCAGGCCTTCGTCTTGCTGCAGCGAAGCGTGAATGACCGCACCAAGCACCCCGTGCTCAGCCTCGTCGCTGTAGAGAGCCCTCATGCCGCAGCCCTCTTCGATTCCCAAGTGAACCCGACTTGCTGCCCGCCGTTCTGACGCAATCGGTCAAGGGCGCGATCGCCGATGTAGGATTTGAGGCCGTCAGCGTTCAAGTTGCTGATCACCACAGTCGGCAGCACGGACTGATACCGGCGGTCGATGATGCTGTGCAGCAGGCCCAGCTCGTACTCGCTGCCCTTCTGCGCACCGATCTCATCGATCACCAGCAGGTCCAGGCCGCCAAGATGGACTGCCACGTCACGGTCGGTGTAGCCCGAGCCGGGCACCATGGAAGCGCGGGCAATGCTCACAATGTCCCCGGCCGGGATGATCAGCGCACGGCATTGATCGGCCACCACCGTACGGACGATAGCGCTGGCCAGGTGAGTCTTACCGCAACCGACGTTGCCGGTCAGCAGCAGGGAGCGGCCCGCCCGGAAATTGGCCGGGAACTCCTCGGCATAGGCCTGGCACTTGGCCAGAGCCCTGTGCTGCGGCTCCGTATCGGCGCGGTAGCTGTCGAAGGTGGCGCCGGCAAAGCGCGGGGTTATCCCGGCAGCGATCAGCGCTTCGCTGGCTTTCTCGACCTTGTGCTGGGCAGTGGCCAGGGCGCGTTCTGCCGAGTCGCGGGGGCTGGTATGCAAGGCCTCCCAAGCGCAGCGCTTGCAGCCACGCGCCAGCATCGAGCCGTCCAACTGCTCGACTTCGCTCATATCGACGCGACCATGCACCGGGCACTGGCCGGAGAAGATGCGCTTGGCCGGGGTACGGTGAAACAGATCAGAAATTTGGGCGGCCATCGTGGCTCTCCTGGTACATGTCATCGGTGTGCTGAGGGATGTTGTTGAATGCGCCAGGCCGGCCTGGCCGTGCGCCAGCGTTTGCCGTCGCCTCTGGGTAAACATCGGTCCAGCAACTGACGGTGGACTTGTCGAGGACCGCATCAGCGTTCTGGTGCCCTTCCAGCTTCTTGGCAATCAGGTCACAAGCGCGCCTGGTCAGCGGTGCACGCTTTGCCTTGCGCATCTCGCAGAAGTCGGCCCAAGCGCGATCAGAGCAGTTCTCCGGCTTGGCCATCAGAGGGTCAAAGGATTCCTTTGCCTTCCGCTTCCCTTTGCCATCACCTGAGGCGTCTGCGCCTTCTTTACGGTTATGGGTGGTTAATTGGTGGTTAATTGATGGTTCGGGTGCATGCTGTGCACCTCGTTCTGTCGTGGCGTGCACCCCGTTATGTTCTGGCGTGCACCCCGGTACGTCTTGGCGTGCACCGGGTGCATGCTGTGCACCCCGCTCCATGGCGATGTCGTAGCACACCGGAATGCGATCGCGCTGGGTGATGTAGGCAGCGGGAATAGCTTGGTTGCCCCGGCGGATCGCCCCCTTCTGCTCTAGGTCTCGAAGCCGATACTGGACAGTGCGAGGGCTCAGGCCGGTATCGACTGCAAGACGAGCCACCGAAGGGAATGCGGCGCGCCCATCCTGATCGGCATAGTTGGCCAGGCACAGCAGGACGTGCCGGGCATGCGGCTCGCCAACCTCCTGCTGTTCTAGGGCCCAGGTCATTGCTTGAACGCTCATCGGTTCAAATCTCCAACTCAGCGGTCACCCGCCGGACAAACTGGTCGTAGCTCTCGGCCATCTGGAACCCCTGAAGCTCCAGCGCCTCGCGATAAGCCTTCGCGCTTCCGTACAGCACCCAACGCTCGCGCTCTGGCAGGTCCCGGAATGCGGCGTAGCTTGGCCAAGGGCCGGTGATGATCGACGCGACAGCGCGCTGCGGGAGCGCCTGGGCATGGTTTGGGGGCGTGGTCATTGGAGGGTCTCCGATGAGGGACCGGTGATGGCCGGAAGAGAAGCACTCACATCCTGCGCAGCACTGCCAGCAAGCCGGGAGATCAGTTGGCTGTATACGTTCAAGGCGTCAACCGAGTGGGCTCTCGCCAGGTCCAGCTCAACCAAGTGAGGGCAGTTTCCGTTGATGAGCTCACCGACACGCCTGATGTAGTTGAATCCAGCCTGCGCCAGCTCCAGATCGGCCAGGCCGGCAAAAGCAGACGCGGGCAACGGCTTGAGCTCAGGCGGGCGGATAGGGATTGGTAGAGAACTGATCACCTCTCCTGCCAACAGCGCCTGGCGCTGCTTCTCCAGGTGATCAGCAGAAACATTCTGCACGGCATAGCCAGTTCGCCTACGGAAGAGCACCGCCAGCGCCATGCATGCCTCAATGAGGCTGATGTGCGTTTCGTCGCGCTCATGGATCTTGACGCCCTCCTCCACCACCTCGATGGCGTTGGCGACGGTCTCGAAGCACGTCATCAGCAGGGCAGCATCGGCGAACTTCTCGAAGAAGGCTTCGTCGATCACCTCAGCTGCGGGGGCGGCGGGGAAATTGATAACGCTGCTCATGCTGCACCTCCCACATCCTTTGCATCATGGAAGGCAGCTGCGTTGCGGTGAGGCCACATAAAGTTTCGCGTGTCGAAAACGACACGTTCAAACAGGCGTTCAAGTTCGCCGGCTACAGGGTTGTCGAATCCGCCGAGCGAGGGCACGACATGCGCCCAGTACAAGGCTTTGATCAACTTGAATGATTCGCGCGCTTCGTTAAAACGCGCGATATCCGCTGCGGTGAGGGTCACGTCGTGGACGATCTCACCATGCAAGCCATCTGGCTGCCACACCGGGACAATCTGGTTCATTGGGGGATCTCCAAGTCCGTAGCCATCTGACAAAACTCACGGTGAGCCGCCCAGGCGATTACTCGCATGGAACGGATGATGCCGTCCTCGCCGCGTTCGCCGATCATTGCTGGGTGTTCGCCTGGGCCGCTGTCCTTGAAACCGCCGTTGTGCTCAAGCACCTCGGCGAGGATCGCCAGCAGCTCAAGCCCCTCCTCTATGCGCTTGGCGGGGGAAGAAAACCTGGTCATGGGATGGCTCATTCCGACACCCCCGCGCCACGAATCGGAGATACAAGGTTTTGTGGCGCGAAGTCTTCGGCCTGCTCGACAGATCCAACCCCGGAGTCGATCAGCGCTCTCGCTTGGCCAACCAATGCGCGGATCGCAAAGGCCAAGTTACAGCTTGCATTGACCTGGACGAGCTGGCCGAGCAGGTCTTCTGCTGCGCTCAGATTGGCACTTGCAAAGTTGAACGCCTCAGAGCAACTGATCCCAGGCACCGTCGAAAAGAAGTACTCGTCCCCGTTCTGGTTGAATTTAGTCGCCATGGTCACAAGCGGGCCGGCTTGCGTTGGCGGTGCCTCGGTGGTATTTTTTGGGTGCGACATATCGCCGTCTCCTAATCAAAGACGTTTCAAGAAGGTCCCCGGCAAGGGACCGGATCTAAAGAACCCGCCGGCAAGCGGGTTTTTTGTTGCCTGCTGAAAAGTCAGCCGGACAACAAAAACTGAGCGGCGTGGGTGCTCATCAGCTGGCCAGCGCCGTACTGGATGAATTCACAGCAGATTCGTTGGGCTGCGCGTGATGGCTTCTTGCTGCTACCTTTTGTTCCAAGGTCGGAAGCGATTCCGCCAGCGATGGACGAATGCACGAAGCGGCGAAACGCCCATGAGTTTTGGCCTGAATGATCAGCGCCATATCAGCAGAGCAGCCATGGACGCCGCGCACCCAACCGCTGACAGTGCCTTGCGTCACGCCTAGCGCTTTCGCTGTTGCCACCTGGCCGCCAAAAAACTTGACCAGGTCATTGAAGATTTCATTCATGGGCTTAACGCCGAATAGAGGTATGCCTTTACTGTATTTTAGAGGCATACCTTTTTGCAAGGAAAAAGGCTAACCATTAGATTGGTGCGTTATGGAACTCAAAGATCGACTCAAACACGCCCGCCGCCTGAAAGGGCTTACCCAGACCGAGCTGGCCGAAAGGGCTGGCATCGCGCAAGCCTCAATCTCGGAAATCGAGAGAGGGCTCTCCCGATCCAGCAGCCACCTGGTGAAGATCGCCCAGATCTGCGGGGTTGACGCGCTATGGTTGGCGGAGGGAGTGGGTAGCATTCCCGCCCCAACCGAGCCAGGTTACGCTCTCGTCGGTGAGGAGATACAGAAGCTCTCGGCTGCGGACATGGTCAGGCAGATGCTGGCAAAAACGGGCTCGGGCCTGTCGGAAGAGGCGCGCAATCGTCTACTCCAAGCTGCCGAAGAGACCGATTCCCCCCCTGGCGACGGCTCTGCAAAGGTAGGCGCTAGCCGTGGCTCCGCTGGCGATATGATCCGAATCGCACATTACGACGTGCGGGGTGCAATGGGTAGCGGCCAGGTGACGCACGACTACCCGGAAATGCTCCGAGATGTACGCGTCAGCCTGCGGCACCTGCGAGAGCTGGGGCTGGACTTCAAGGAGCCGCACCACCTGAAACTCGTCACGGGGTGGGGGCAGTCTATGGCCCCAACGATCAAAGACCGAGATCCGCTGATCGTCGACGTAACCGTTCGAGAGTTCGTGGGGGATGGTGTGTACTTCATATCCTGGGGTGGCCATGAGTACATCAAGCGACTGCAGGTCGCGGACGATGAGCACTTCGAGATGATCTCCGACAACCCCAAACATAAGGATCGGATGATCCGCAAAGAAGAGACCTACATCCAGGCAAAGGTCCTCTACGTCTGGAATGGCAACCTGCTCTAGCGCGCCGAGTCAGGGCTCAGCGCGCACATGCGGGCTCAAAACGGGGCGGCGACCTCCTCTTCGGCTTCTGCCCCCTCCATCGCCAAGGTGGAGGTCTGCTCTTCATCGGCCTCCCACTGAAGCGTCACGCTTCCATCATCGCTGAAGGTCATTTCTATTCCTGGGGTTTCGGCGATCATGCTCATGACCTCCTCCCAATTCTGATCACTATCAGTATCAAGCTGGTGAATTGTCACCCACCTCTGGGTCTGAGCTATCGGGTGGTTGATCATCGAAGAAACTCTCAAGACCAAACGTTCCATGCCTGTCATCTCTGTGCGCTGCTCTGCCGCTTGTTTTTTTTGCTTGGCCACACCCATCCCCTGATTACTGTATATCCATACAGAAAAGGGTAACCAAGTGAGGATGCCTGAGGGAAGCGCCGCCAAGAAATAAAGGTATACCTGTTGACAGGCGGATAAAGGGAAACCATTATTCACCCCATCAACTCACTCGCACGGAGCGAAGCACATGAACGCACTGACTTTCGGGAACTGGACTGGCAGCCTTGGGCTGGGCTTGGCGGAGCGAGAGCTCCAGTGCGTCATGGCTGTGGCATGCGGGCTGACAAGTAAAGAGGCCGCACGGGAACTAGGTATAGCCAAGGACACCATCGACAAGCGATTACTTGCCGCCAGCACTAAGCTCGGCGTCATCAAGCGTGCCCAGCTTGTGGCTGAAGCAATGCGCCGCGGACTGATCTCCCCGATGATTGTTGCTCTGTGTGCCATCCTCGTCGGCCACTCTGTCGCTAGCTCTGATGAATTCACCCGCATCCGCCGCGGTGGCAACAGTGGCGAAAGAAAGATTGAAACCCGTGTAGCAAACCGGCGCGCCGAATGCGCCTTGGCGGTGGCGTGACGCTCCCCGCCTGACTTGATCCAACCCTGATTTTTGCGAAAGCCAACAAACGCGGCAGGTCCCCGGCTTGCCCGAAGAAACATCAACCAACCAGAGGAAACACCTATGTTCGGCATTGGAAAGAAGTTGTTCGGCGCCAAGCGCGCAGTCAAGAAGCTGGAAAACCGCGACCTGATGCAGGCCATCGTAGGGGGCTGCCTGCTGGTCGCTGCAGCTGATGGCGAGATCAGCAAGAATGAGGCAGCGCAGATCGACATTCAGATCCGCGCCAACAAAAACCTCGAGCACTTCGGCCAGGAAATCACCGCCACTGTGAATCTGTTCACCGAGCAGCTGCAGGCCGGGTTCCGCTTGGGGCGCATGAACATCATGCGCGAGATCGCGGACATCAAGAACAACCCCCTCGATGCTGAAGAGGTGTTCGTGAACATGATCACAGTTGCCGAAGGTGACGGGAACATCAGCCCAGAAGAGCTGAAGGTCCTGGCCGAAGTAGGCGTGCAGTTGGGTCTGCGCCCGAAAGACTTCGGGATCGAGGCGTGAAACGAAAGCACGTTGGCCTGGGCGCGGTTGCGGGGCTCGCCCTGTCCGCGCTCGCAATCACCGCCGTTGTGAACTGGGGGTCGTGCCAATGGTACGGCTACCAGACAGAGCGGCAAACCAAGTTCGCGCCCTACGTCGGTTGCATGGTGAAAACCACCGGCGGCTGGGTGCCACGCAACGAACTGCGCACAACGCAGTGAGCTGAAGGGCGGCGCTCGCCGCCCACACCTACAAGGAGTTTGACCATGTTGATCCTTACTCGCCGGGTAGGCGAAGCCATCAAGATTTCCGACAACATCACCGTTGTTGTGCTGGGCGTGAAGGGCAGCCAGGTGCGCCTCGGCATCGAAGCTCCGGAAGGCGTAGCTGTGCACCGCGAGGAAATCTTCGAGCGCATCCAGGCCGGCCTGCAGCAATCGGCGCCGGCAAATCAACCTGAGCCCGACCGGTCCGAACCGCTGTACGCCAACCGCACCGAATCGGAGTGGCGCCAGCTGCTGGCTGAGGAACAAGCCGTGCAGGTAAATAAGGAGGTGGCCCATGGCCTTTGAATACGGCTCCCGCGAGGCGGACAAGTTCGTGGTTCGACTGCCGGATGGCATGCGTGACCAGGTTGCAGCGGCAGCAGACGCAGACGACCGTTCGATGAACTCGCTGATCGTCACCGCGATTCGCAACGAACTGGATGGACGCGCCCGTGCCAACGCCCTCCTCGATGCGCTGGCCCAGGCAGCAGAATCCAAGGGGGTTCAACATGCAAGCGCCTGACCGTATCACCTTGGTTTTGAAAGCGCCCGTGGGTGGCAGCCTGGATCAGGTCCTGCCGTTCGCTCTCCGCGGGGCCCACGTTTCAATCGGGCGCGGCTTGGCTGTTATCACCGGGGCCAGCCAGGGCGACCTTGTAACCCCAGCGCTTGACCGCGAAGAGTTCTCCATCGACAACCACGTCCGCATGTCCGCCGATGCTCGCCGTTACCGCTTTCTGCGTAACCGCGAGCGCATCGAAGACCCCGATGAAGACCTTCTGGTGGTGCGTGGCGATAACTGGCTATCCGGCGAAGAGCTCGACCAGGAGATCGACACCGCACTGCGCGTGCAGGCCATGCAGCAGCAGGTGGTGCAGGAGCAGCAGCCATGACCCAGGCCGGCCTGCTTCTGCTGCTGCGGGATGCCCTGCAGCAGCGCCAAACCACCTTTGGCCAAGTGCTCGACCTGTCCGCCGCCTGCGGCCTGGACGGGCGCCAAGTGCTGGCCGACCACTTCCGGGGATGCTCATGAGCACGCGGGATGTCAGCCAGGCAGCGATGGAGATCATCGAATCGATGGGGCTCAAGCGGGGTCGCGGCCGGGTCAACTCGGTCGTATCGAGATCGGCCGCAAAGATCCCGTCTACGCAGCTTGCAGAGCCGGCCCGGAAATTTTCTGACCCGGCACTGCCTCCGGCCGGCCCCATCAATCGCTTCATGTACCTGGAAGCGAGGAACTGGGCGATCGACTTAGTCGCCTCGCTGAGGGGCTCCCCCGTCGAGGTAGTGGTAGAGCGATTGAACGGCGCGACTGCAGGCCGGCCTGGCAGCTATGTGGCCGGCATCCAATCGGTTATCGGAGAACTACAGGCCGGAGCAAGCCATGACTAGGCGCGGGCCAGTCAAGCGCTGGACAGAGGCGGAAGACGCTGTCCTTCGCCAGTTCTATCCGACCCGAACGAACAAGGAAATGCTCGTGTTGTTGCCGGAACGCACCAAGACCGCGATCACACTGCGGGCCAACCTGTTCGGCCTGAGTAAGACCGAGGCACATCGATCAGAAACACATCGACGGATCTTTCTGGCTGCATGTGAAGCCCGGGGAGAATCGCCGGGCCAAGATCCTAGACCGATAGGCGCTACCCATCGTAAAGGCCGCTACACCCTAATCAAGATCGCTCAGCCAGATGTGTGGAAGCCGCTGCATGTCCATACCTGGGAGCAGGTAAACGGCCCAGTCCCCGAAGGAATGATCGTCGCGGCAAAGGATGGGAACGTCCAGAACGTCAACCTCGATAACCTTTGCCTGCGAACGCGAGCCGAGCACCAATTGCGCAACAACCACCACTACCGAGGACTGCCGGAGGAGATCGTTGACATCCTCCACCTGCAGAACGAACTGAAAAAAGAGATCAAGAGGAAGACTAGGAATGAAAAATAAGCTCAGCGACCTTCGAGACCACCTGTTCGCCCAGCTCGAAGCGGTGCGTGAGGCCGATGACGACAACTTGGCCAAGGAGGTCCAGCGGGCCCAGTCAGTATCGGATATCAGTCGTGTGCTGATTGAAAGCGCAAAGGTTGAGATCGACTACTTCCGCCACATCGGCGGCGAGAACCCGGCCAGCTCGTTCATTGAGTCGAAGCCATCCCTACCGCCAGCGAAACGAACCTGACGTGACAGTTCAGCATGACAATCAAAACCTGACGCGTCAGGCCGGGAGGAAGGAATGAGCGAAGAGACCGAGGTGCTGACGGTCGAGGGCCTGGCCAAGCTGCTGGGCCGCACCGAGGCGTCGATCAGAGAGGGCATTCGTCGAGGCGTGCCGTGGTTGCCCAAGAGCTTCAAGATGGGCAACCGGCACTGCTGGCTGAAAGAGGACGTGCGCAAGTTCCTGCGCGAGTATCGGGATGGGGAACACGCAAAGCCGAAGCCTGGCCGGAAACGGAAAGCCCCTCCATCTTTGCGTGTTGCTTGAGTCTATCGAATCGATTCGATGGCCGCGATTACTGATGCTATCCAGTCTACATCCAGAGATACTTGGTCAGGGTTTAGGTCGTTGAACTTAAGTTGTCTGGGGCGAGAAGATCGAAGAATATCGCCTTCGTGCGCAATTTGATTTCTCCGGTGCACCAACGGATTCAATCGTTCCTTGATATCAGCAACGCCAACGTTTAGAACTTTAGCCGCTTTGGCCCAGCCGTCCACGACTCCTGCCATAGACATAGCCATCTGGACTTGGTCGAAAGACTGGAATGTTTTGTATAGCAACTGTTTTTGAGCCGTATTCTTTAATGCGTTCCAAGGCCGGGTTTCTTTTCCTGCTCGCCGCCCTTCAATCATAGCGTCAGCAAGTGCCGCGACATCCGAAAAAGGTATATCGAGTTTAGCTAATGCCTTGGGGAGCTTCGCATTCTTGGATACCGCGGTGATTTCTTGGAACACCATCCAATGCATATAGGAGTCCATTGCGCCAATAGCCATGACCAGCGCCGACCGGACCAAGTCGTCACGGACATCAATATTTTCAGATTTTTTAGACGCTAGGAGGAGATTCCTGCTGCGAGTTATGCAGGAATTTGCAGCTTCAATAGCCGTAAACGCCATAATATGTCTTCCTTGAAGTGTTTGATGTTCAACCCAGCTTCTCAGCGAGGTCTTGGGGGCTCAGGTGCGTATAGCGCTTGAGCATCGCCAGGGTCTTGTGACCCGTGATACTCGCGACTTCCATCATGGTGAAGCCGCGCTCGAAGAAACGACTGGTCGCCTCATGGCGTAGGTCGTGAAGGCGCAGCCCTTCAATCCCGGCAGCCTCGCAGGCTCGGGGAAAGTAATTGCTGATTGTGTTGAGGGCAAGGCTAAAGTATCGGCCGCCACCGATCGGCGTGGGCAGGCTCTCCAGCAGGGCGATCGCCCGGGAGGACAATGGCACGGCGCGCCGCTCGCCGTTCTTGGTGTCTTCGAGATATGCCACCTTGCTGCGCACTTGGTCGCGGCGCAGCAATAACAGCTCAGACCGGCGCATTGCCGTCTCCACCGCCAGCTCAATAAACACCGGAAGCTGGGCATTCATCTGACCGGCTGCCTTGTACAGCGCTGTGAGCTCCGCCGGCGTCGGGCGCCGATCTCTCTCCTTGCTACCCTTGGGCATCCGGATAGCTCGGCATGGGTTGGTCAGTCCTTCGATTCCCCATTCCTTGGTGGCCACCGTAAAGAGATGGCTGATCACCGCCAGATTGAGGCGTACTGTCGCCGTCGACTTTCCTTCCTTCAACTCAGCATCACGGTAGGCAGCCATATCGCTCGAGCGGATGGCAGCCAGGCCTTTGCTGGCCAGCTTGTGCTCTTTCCACTTCTTGATGCGGACCTGCTCTTGCTTGGCCCCCTTCTTAGTGGAGGTAACCTCAGAGAGGTAACGGTCCAGGGCCTCGGCGAGAGTGGTGCTCTCGGCTTCGCGCATGTCAACAAAGCGCGCACGCGACATGTCACCCTCGATCTCGGCTGCCCAGCGCTGGGCTTCTGCCTTGGTATCAAAGGTGGCGGAAAGGGTTGGATATCCTTTGCGGCGGATCTGGGCGCGCCAGGCGTCCCCGCGCTTCTCGTAGTAGGCCATGGGGGAAATGATAGCGAACGCTTGGGGGAAATACAC